GAAAATTATGATAAAAGACCCTAAAGTTGGAACAGGTAAAAAACCAAAAGGTTCTGGTAGGAGACTATACACCGATGAAAATCCTAAAGATACTGTTGGAATTAAGTTTGCAACCCCTGCGGATGCTCGTAGAACTGTTGCAAAAGTTAAACGAATCAGCAAACCATACGCAAGAAAAATCCAAATACTTACAGTCGGTGAACAAAGAGCCAAAGTTATGGGTAAGGCGAAGGTGGCAAGCATATTTAAGAAAGGTAAGGAAGCAATTAGAAAAGGGAGGAAAGCATGAGTAGAGTAGGAATGATAAATGCAATGCGAGCTAGATATGAAGCAGATATTGCAGAAGCAGATGCCACGATAAATATCTATTTGAATAATCCTGTGGGTATTGGAGAACATCCACAACATTTAGAAGAAATAGATAAATTAATGGCTAAAATAGCCGAAGCTAAAGATAAACTAGAATCATTAAAGGAGTTTGAATAATGGAAGATTTAGTATTAGTTGCCAAATTACAAAGAATAATAACCCAAAGACATGAAGATATTGTTACTGCAATGGCCTCAGGAGCTGTTGACAATATGGAAAAATATCAATATATGTTAGGACAGATACGAACTTATCAGTATCTATTACAGGAAATATCCACCCTGCTAAATAAAAAGGAGCAAAATGAAAAAGACGGAACAGTCATCGACATCAAACCCAAAGGTAGTCCTACCAAATAAGGATTTAGTTGGGGTTAAAAAATCAAAAGAAAAAGATTTATCATCAGATTCAGCTAAACTACCTAATCCAACAGGTTGGAGAATTTTAGTTTTACCTTTTAAACAAAAAGAAAAAACTAAGGGTGGTATTATTTTAGCAGACGAAACAGTAGAGCGATCACAAGTAGCGTCAACTTGTGGTTTGGTATTATCAATGGGTCCTCATTGTTACGACAAAGAGAGATACCCTGAAGGTCCGTGGTGCAAAAAAGGTGATTGGATTATCTTTGCAAGATACGCTGGATCACGAATTAAAATAGACGGGGGTGAGATAAGACTTCTCAATGATGATGAAGTTTTAGCAACCGTGGAAAACCCTGAAGATATCTTCCACGAATTTTAACATAGAGGAGTAAAAACTATGCCAAGCGAAGAAGAAAAAAAAACAATTGATATTGACACTAGTGGTCCTGGTGCCGAGGTCGAATTGCAAGAAGAAAAGAAAGAAGATATTATTGAACAACCAGAGGAAAAAAATAATGAAACAAAAACTGAAGAAAGCGTTCAAGACAATAATCAGCCCGATGATTCATCTACGAAACCTGATGAGCAGCCTAATGTTTCTGAAACTAAGGACGATGGGAGTGATAAACAACCAAGTCAAGGTAAAGAGCATGAAGACTATTCTGAAGGCGTTAAGAAAAGAATAGCAAAGCTCACTAAAAAAATGCGTGAAGCTGAAAGACAACGTGATGAAGCGTTATCTTTTGCAGAACGTACTAAAAAAGAAAGAGACACACTTACTTCTAGAGTTTCTAAACTTGATACAGGTTATGCATCAGAGATGGAAAATAGAATTAAGTCATCTTTGGCAGCCGCACAATCAAAATTGAAGACTGCTAGAGAAAATAACGACATTAAATCAGAAGTTGAAGCGTCAACTTCCATTTCTCAACTAGGTTATGAACAAGCTAAACTAGCAGAACTTAAAACTAGACAAGAAATGGAGTCAAAAGCAAGAGAGGAAGAGGCTAAAAACCCTAAAAAACCTCAAATGCCTGCGAACAATCCTGAAACTGACCCTAAAGCTACCGAGTGGGCATCAAAAAACACTTGGTTTGGCTCAGATTCGGCTATGACGTACACTGCTTTTGATTTACATAGAAAACTTACTGAAGAAGAAGGGTATGATCCTCAATCTGACGACTATTATAGTGAGATTGATAAGAGAATTAAACTTGAATTTCCGCATAAATTTGGTAAGATAAAGGAAACGACTAGTAAACCTACTCAAACTGTTGCATCTGCAACGCGTAGTCCAAAGACAGGTCGCAAATCGGTGAAACTCACATCTTCACAAGTAGCAATTGCTAAAAAATTAGGTGTGCCACTAGAAGAATATGCGAAACAACTTATGAACACGAAGGAGGCATAAGCATATGAAAAAAATAGATAAAAAAGCCAAAAATCGTGCGAGTCAAACGAGCAAAAGTGATTCAACGAAAGTTGAAACACAATCTGCAAAGGTTCAGGTAAAACAAAAACCTAAAGTTTGGGCTCCACCATCGTACTTAGATACGCCCAACGCGCCGAACGGCTACAGACACAGATGGGTCAGGGTAGAAATCCTTGGATTCGTCGATACTAAAAATGTTCAAGGTCGATTAAGATCTGGATATGAATTAGTAAGAGCAGACGAATATCCCAAAGAGGACTTCCCCGTAGTGCAAGACGGCAAATACGCAGGGGTGATCGGGCACGGAGGCCTAGTGCTGACTAGGGTACCAGAGGAGATTGCGAGACAGCGTACTGATTATTATATGAATCAAGCGCAGGATCAAATGAAGGCAATAGACAACGATCTCATGAAGGAACAGCATAAGGGAATGCCTATCGATATTGATAGACAATCTCGTACAACCTTCGGTGGCAAAGAATAGTTAATTTTTTAACAATTCCAACCAACGAATTATATTAACCGAGATGGTAAAACATCTCACTTAAGGAGAAAAAACTATGGCTAATAGTTCAGCAGTAGGTTTCGGCTTGAAACCTATTAAAATGTATGGCAATGGTTATGAAAACATGGGTTTAGGTGAATACCCTGTTGCAGCATCCTCTGACGCTATCTACAACCAAGATTTGGTTTGTCAGCATACGACAGGATTTGTAATAGTTGGTATCGCTGGTACAGAAGATATTATCGGCTCACTTAATGGTGTTTTCTACACTGACGCTACTACAAACAAGCCAACGTTCCAGAACTACCTTCAAGCCTCAAACACTGCATCAGACATCGTTGCACTAGTCAATGATAGTCCGATTCAACAGTATGAGATTAGAAGTGATTCTACTACAGCCTCTTCACAAGCAAGTGTTGGGGAAGTTGCAGACATAACTTACGTTGCGGGAGCAAGTCCGAACTACGTTTCGAAGACAACTCTTGCATCAGCAGGTATAGCTGCAGGTGCGTCTAAACAATTAAAAATAATTGGTGTCTCAAGAGACCCGGAAAATAATGATCTTTCATCGGCTAACGTCGTGTGGAGAGTTGTTATTAACGAGTCATTCTTCTTAGATGCCACAGGAATCTAATAGGAGTAATTAAATTATGGCTATATCACGAAATCAACTAGTTAAAGAACTAGAGCCAGGTTTGAATGCACTATTCGGCCTGGAGTATAAACAGTATGATCAAGAACATGCTGCTATATACACAACAGAGTCATCTGACAGAGCTTTCGAAGAGGAAGTTATGTTGTCAGGTTTCGCTCAAGCACAAGTAAAACCAGAAGGTTCAGGTGTTGTTTATGACAAGGCTCAAGAAACTTTCACAGCTAGATACACTAACGAAACAATTGCGTTAGCGTTTGCTATAACTGAGGAAGCGATTGAGGATAACTTGTATGACAGACTTGCTTCTAGATATACAAAAGCTTTAGCTAGATCAATGGCTCAAACAAAACAAGTTAAAGCGGCTGCACCATTAAACAATGGTCTACCTGGAGGAAGTTTCAATTCAGGTGACGGTGTAACGTTATTTAACACTGCGCACACAACTATTGCTGGATCTTTCAGCAATACTTTAGCGACTGCTGCAGACTTAAACGAAACTTCATTAGAGCAAGCGATGATTGACATTGCTGCGCTTACTGATGAAAGAGGTTTAAAAATCGCAGCGAAAGCTACAAGAATGATTGTGCCATCTGCACTTCAATTTACTGCCGACAGACTTATGAATTCTGCTGGTAGAGTTGGAACTGCTGATAACGATATCAACGCACTAAGAAACATGGGAATGATTCCTGGAGGATACTCTATCAATCACTACCTAACAGACACAGACGCGTTCTATCTAATCACAGACGTGCCAAATGGTATGAAACATTTCGAAAGAGCTCCATTAACTACAAAAATGGAAGGCGACTTCGATACTGGAAATGTTAGATACAAAGCTAGAGAAAGATACGTATTTGGCGTATCAGACCCTAGAGGTATTTTTGCATCACCAGGTGCTTAATAATTAAAAATTTTGAGGCGGGACACATTCCCGCCTCATTGTTTAAATAGAAAGAAAAAACCATGAAAAACTTCCGAATAAAAATTAAAGCATATGGATATTGGGCAGATTTTACTGTTCAAGCGTCTGAAGAGGGTAAATCCTTAGAAAATGCTATCATTGACAAACTAGGAAAAAATGATATAAAATGGGATAAATCTGATTTTTATGATCAGAGAAAAACATGGTTAACATACGAGGAAATTGTAAATGATAAACGACCTTTACAAACAAAAAACGTCCTTGGAGTTGAGCTGGCAACAGGAGCATAATTTACATGGTAAATATACTCTTGATATGGTCAGAATTGATGACAAAATTAGAGAAGTCATCACTGAGATAAAGCTTGAAGAAGCTAAAATTGCTACAAGAGAAAATGCAATCGCTAATTCGGCTCCACAAGTTTCAGTAGCTACTTAAAAAAAGCTACATCGTTGAAAACGTACATTCATTATAAGGCTCTCTTGCACTCAATATAAATCTGTTGTATAAATAGCACACTAAGATAACTAAATCATAAATTGGTTATTCTCTTCTTAGTGAGAATGACTGGCGCTAAGGAGGCGCTGATTATATGACAACACACTTTTCAAATGGCGTAACAAACGTAAGAGGAAAAGACGGAGATACTTCTTTATTTAGTGGTATCAAACAACCCCTAATTACTGGCGGTTATGGTCAAGAAGTCGCTTATCAAAACGACTGGGTGATCTACAACGCAGGTGATTGGGATGTAACATCTGGCGGTGGATCTGACTATCAATTAGTAGATTTTGCTGGTGGATGGTTAAGACTTGGAGATACTGCTCCAGCAGCTGGTGAAGTTACTGGTATTTCTGGTAAGGAAGTATGGAACTACAACTCAGGTAAACAATGGTGGTACGAAACTAGAATTAGTTTATTTGATGTTAGTGACGGAAACATTTTTGTTGGTTTTGCTGACGATGGATTTGCTGATCCAGCAACTGTACCAACTGACTGTATTGGTTTTTCTCACTTAGAAGATACTACAACTATTCAGTTTATATCTAGAAAAAATGGTGCTGGTACATCTTTTGATATGCCGGTAACAGCAGGTGGATCTAACTACACATTATTAGATTCTACTGTACCAACTCAAACTGCAACTCAATTAGAAATCCCATCTAACTCTGTTAGATTAGGTTTTCATTTTCAACCTGCAGGAACTGAGCTTGGCCAAACAAGTGCACAATACAAATTGTACTTAGATGGTAAGAAAGTTGGAACGCAAGCAGCTACAACTGTTCCAGATGATATAGCTTTAGAACTAAAAATTTTCTTAGAAAATAAAGGTACTAATGCTAATGGTCTGAACACAGATTGGGTTCAAACAATCCAACAAAGATAATAAATAATTAGTGTGGGGCTTCGGCCCCACATATTAATTTTAAGGAGAAAAAATGGCAACATCGTATTCAAGTGATCAAACAACCTTACTTATGGACACCATAGGTTCTGATACTTTATCAAGAGCAGGTAGAGCTAGAATAACTTCTATTCAAGGTAAAGGAATAGCGAGTTCAGTTTTAAAATTACATGACTGTGCATCAGCAAGTGATGCGGCTGCAGGTAATTTGGTAGCTACTTATAAATATGGAACTGAAGGATTAGAAGTATATGTCCCTGGTTCAGGTATTCTTTTTAAAGATGGGATTGTATTTAATCTAGCTGGAGCAAGTGGAAGCGTTACGGTAACGATCACAGGAGCGTAGTCGAATGGCTACTATTACTTATACAGTCACTGTAGCTTCAGGGACTAACCAATATGGAACAGGTAATAAGTTCTATATTAATGGTGCCGTGAGTCCTGATCTAAATTTAGTTGAAGGTAATACATATATCTTTGATCAATCAGATAGCACGAATGCTACACACTATTTAGCATTTTCAACAAGTGCAAATAATTCACCCGCTGCACCATATACAACTGGAGTAACGGTCACAGGAACTCCTGGAACAGATGGCAAAACCACAATCGTGGTTGCAACATATGCTCCAACTTTATATTACTATTGCACAGCACACGCTGGAATGGGAGCAACAGCTTTTACTCCTGCAGCAGGATCTATTTCAAACCAAGCAACTTTTGAATCTACATTTACAATCGATGAAGTAATTGAAGATGCGTATGAAAGATGTGGCGTTCAGGGTATTACAGGTTATCAATTAAAAACTGCTAGAAGATCTTTAAACATTTTATTTCAAGAGTGGGGAAATAGAGGTATTCATTATTGGGAAGTAGGAAATACAAATGTATTATTAGTTCAAGGTCAATCTGAATATACTTTC